CAAATTGCCAATTTGGATGCTAGGAGAAATTTAGACAGCAGTAAAATATTTGCGGAGTTGTATGAATACCGTTAACTCAATTGGTTTTGCTCTGGATCCGGCCAATGTGCCGGCATTTTTGCTAGACTGGGAAGTGACCAAGCGTTGTAATTTAGATTGTAAATATTGTGGCACCATACCCGAGTGGGGGCTACATGCAGGACATGACAACAATACCGAACATCCTCCACTGGAGGAATGTTTACGGTCAATTGATTTTATGTATCAGTATGTCAACGAATACATGAAGTATAAGAAGCCAACCCAATGCAAAGTTATACTGAATGTTTATGGAGGTGAAAGTTTATTCCATCCGGACATCGTTGAGATACTTAAAGAATGCCACAACAAATACAAACAGTATCAGGACAGTTGGCATCTAACAATTACTTGTACCACTAATGCAGTAGTTGGAGCCAACAGATGGGCAGAAGTAATTCCTTTAGTTGATGAATTTACAGTGAGCTATCATGCCGAAAGCTTGCCCAAACAAAAGCAACAATATTTGGATAATATACTGTATCTTAAAAAACAGGATAAACGATTTAAATGCATCATCATGATGCATCCTAAACTGTTTGAAGAATGTGAAAAAATAATTGAATTTTGTAAAGAACATGATTTGCGTTATCTAGCCAAACCATTGGACAATGTTGGAGAACAATGGGAATACACCCATGATCAATTCAACAAACTAACCAAAAAAGAACAGCCAATACATTTTGTTGACAAAAAAATCAGTAGTATTGTTACAGGTAGACAGTGTTGTGGTGGCAGGAAATTGTCATTGAACAAGGACTTAAAGAGTTCTGTTACTTATGTTCATCGACAAGATTTCAGGGGATGGAGTTGTAGTGTAAATTGGTTTTTCTTATTTGTACGCCAACTTGATGGTGCGGTATACACCAACAAGGATTGTGAGACCAGCACAACTGGCCGAGTAGAGCCATTGGGTTATATCGCTCAAAGCGACAACATTATTACCACGCTTCGAACACAGTTGGAAACCCAAACCATGCCCATTATACAATGTATCAAGGATATATGTCGTTGCGGATTTTGTGCACCAAAAGCTGACTCAAAAGAAGATTTTATGGAACTGATAAGTAGAAATGTATCGGTTGACGTTTTTCAAAGACAGTGCTAAAATAAGATATGAAAATTACAGCAACTTGGAACAAAACCAATGATCAGATACTATTTGATAGTGTCAATGATGAGTTGTGCCAATGGTTTGTGCAAGTTTGCCAATCTAAGAATACCAAATTTTTTATTGCTGACATGATAACGGATGTTCCGCTAAGAGCCGAATCTAGTCTACAGTTAATAGAAGAAATAAGTCGAGCCATCGATGTGGTCAATGCATTTATGAAAAAACTACGTCTTCAAGAGTTTGCCAAACCCACTGATTGGTTTGATCAATATCAATTGAATCGACTACATAAGGATTGGGCTCGAAGTAGAAAAGAAATACCAAATTTACCAGTATTGATGTACAAAACAGACAAAGCGTTGTTTGATGCATACAATCAAACCAATTGTCACATACATTTGATAGAAAATTCGTTTCATTATGATTTTAGGGACAATGACAATCATTGGCGTGTAGACAATCCGTTCAAAGATGTATTTGTTGACTGGCAAATTTGTAATCTATCCATACCATATCCCGGTCATGGAAGAGAAGCATTTGAAAAATTTAGAAATTTTGATCAAGAGGTTGATGTTGATGATTTGTGTAACTGGGATAACATAGATTCCTATGTTCAAATAAATCTAGTAAGACCCTATCAAACAACACCTCCGGCAGAGTTTCTAACATGGTGTCAAGAAAAACAATTGGTACCACATGCTCATACTATGCCATTGGCCAATCTGTCAGACTGGCAAAACAATTTGGCACAATCACGTGGCATAGTTACCAAAAATATCAATATACAAGATAATTATTTTACATTAACATAAAGGAAACATTATGGCAAAACCATTCGACGTAAGTAAATTTAGAAAAAGTATTACCAAAAGCATTGACGGCATCAGCGTTGGATTCAATGACCCAACTGATTGGATCTCGACCAACAATTATGCTCTGAACTATCTCATCAGCGGAGACTTCAACAAAGGAATCCCCATGGGCAAGGTCACTGTGTTTGCTGGCGAGTCGGGTGCAGGCAAGAGTTTTATTTGTAGCGGCAACTTGGTGGCCAACGCACAGAAACAGGGCATTTTTCCTATTCTAATTGATACTGAAAACGCACTGGATGAAAAGTGGCTACATGCATTGAATGTAGACACAAGCGAAGATAAACTGTTAAAACTCAACATGGCCATGATTGACGATGTTGCCAAAATGATCAGCGAATTTGTCAAGGAATACAAAACACTACCAGAAGAAGGTCGTCCCAAAGTGTTGTTTGTATTGGACAGTTTGGGCATGTTGTTGACACCCACAGATGTCAATCAGTTTAACGCTGGCGATATGAAGGGTGATATGGGACGCAAGCCCAAGGCACTGACAGCATTGGTTCGTAACTGTGTAAACATGTTTGGAGATTTGAACTTGGGCTTGGTGGCCACAAACCACACATACGCAAGTCAAGACATGTTTGATCCAGATGACAAAATCTCAGGTGGCCAAGGATTTATCTATGCAAGTTCTATTGTGGTTGCTATGCGTAAGTTAAAGCTCAAAGAAGATGAAGATGGCAACAAGATCTCAGAAGTAAAAGGTATTAGAGCTGCTTGTAAGATTATGAAAACACGCTACGCCAAGCCTTTTGAAAGTGTACAGGTAAAGATTCCATACGAAACGGGCATGAATCCATATAGTGGACTCGTTGATCTAATTGAAGCCAAAGAAATGTTAAAGAAAGAAGGCAATAGCCTTGTATACACAACAAGTGATGGCAAGATTGTTAAAAAGTTCCGTAAAGGTTGGGAACGCAATGATGATGGATGTTTAGATCAAGTAATGTCAGACATCACAAAGAATCCACACATTTTTGATAAAGCCTCTACCAATACAGAAGTTCCAGAAGAAACCACTGAAGAATGAGTTTTGATCGAGTAGAATTAACAATTGCACATGACTGGCAAAGTACCATGGACATGGCCACGAAACTATTGTCAATGAAATTGAATTCTACTAATGTCACAGACTTTGGCAACTCCCGGCATTATGATTTAAAATCGTTGGGAGTAATCAGTGATCATTCATTGAGCCCATCTTGGCATAGATTTTCAGGGCCATTGATAAACAAAACTTTGCCTTGGTTGGACAAAATGCTGGATGTGTTTGGAGAATTAAATCCTGACGGGGGATGCATAAGTTATATGATTGGATCTGGTGGCGAGCACGTGGATATTCCAGAAGCAAAGACGGCATTAAATTATATATTTTACAATACTGATCCTTGTGCATATACTTGGATTGTGGAAGATACAGAAAACAAAAAGAGTTATCCCAGTGATATAAATACGGCATGGTTGTTGAACACACAACTGCCACATGGCGTAGATAACAAAGGGCAACGGTGGGCTCTAAGTATTCATTTTAACTGTGAATATGAAAAAGTCAACGCATGGTTTAGTAAACACAACAATTTAATTTTTGGAAAAGAGTAAAAATGAGTATCGAAGTAGATGTATTAAGCGAAACATATACTATATTAAAACAGTATATTCCCATCAAGGATCGACAAGAAGCCGCAGACAATTTAATGGGTCTGTTGGTGGATGCGTTGAACGACATAGAACTCAAAGAGTTTAGTGGTACTGATTCGGCATTGAGCAAAGCATACAAAGCATATGCTTCTGAGTACGAAGACGAAGACATTGATTCTGATTACGAAGATTAATCATGTGGTATAACAGGGTTGTTTCTGATCTAAGTCAGATACCTAACTTTATTGATTACTTTGAAAAAGAATTGATATCTGCCAAGTCAGAGATTGTTATTCGCGGCAATGTTGAAAAATCTGCAAGTAACTTGCCAGGTGTCACTGAGCATCGTTTTAATCAATTACAAGAGATAGAAGCAATATTAAACTATCTAAATATCCAATTACGTAAAATTAGACAAAAACACTACAAAAAGTATCTCGAAGCCTACGCAAGGGCATTGACCAGTAGGGATGCAGAAAAATATGCAGAAGCTGAGGACGAAGTAGTTGACTTTGAAACAATTATAAACGAAGTGGCATTGCTTCGTAACAAATGGTTGGGAGTTATGAAGGGTCTTGAAAGTAAAAACTTTATGATTGGTCACGTCGTTAGATTACGCACAGCTGGTATGGAGGATGTTTTGGTATGACGGACTGGAAACAACGAGCAAATCAACTGCTAGAAGAATACAACATGTGTTGCCGTGCCAGACCCAAACACGGTGCAATAGATGTGCAGTTAGAAAAAGATTCGGTTGGAAAATGGGCAAGTCATTTGGCAACTCAACGCAGTTGGGCATCTGATCATGAAATTGCCGAAGCTTGTCATCAACTAGAACCCAGACTGGCACAGTTAAAAGAAAAATTAGTTATAGAGATACTAAATCATGGCACAGTTTAAAAACGCATACGACAGTCACAATCACAGTTTAGAAGTACTGAATCTATTATATGGATACGACAGTTTTCTTGATAGCCTAAAGTTTATTGCAGATATGGGCTGTGGTGAAGGACTTGATGCTGCATGGTGGGCAAATTTATACACCAGAGATGATCCTCCCGAACCACGCGATTATACAGTTTATGCAGTAGACAATGATCAATCATATCTCGATTCAGAAATTATACAGACTACACCCAACATAATTCCTTTACTGGGTGACTTTGAAGTTTATGGCACCATTCCTAGAAAAGTTGATCTGGTATGGGCACACGACAGTTTACAGTATGCAGTCAATCCATATTCTTGTATCTCTGCTTGGCGCCGAGGCATGAACATAAATGGCATGTTGGTGCTGGCAGTGCCACAAGATACCTATTACTACAATAATAGACTAATAATAACAAATCACAGTGCCAATCCCTACAGTTACAACATACTAAATTTAATCTATATGTTGGCATGTAATGGATTTGATTGTAACGATGCATACTTTTATAGAAAACCTAATACTCCGTGGTTGTATGCTGCAGTATATGCCACTGAGTTTGATCCAGAGTCTCCCAAGTTGAGTTGGTACGAATTGGCTGAACGCAACTTGATCAACAGCAGTATCGTGGCCAGTGTCAACAAATATGGATTTGCCAGGCTTGATGATCTAGTAGTGAACTGGTTGGACAAAAGTCTCTACAAGATTGACAACTAAATATTCATACTGTATAATTGATACAAACACCAATAGCTTAATGGTAAAGCAGTCGACTCCTACGGCATAAATAAATGTTTAGGAGCCACTATGCTTTGTCGATATTGCAACAGGAATGCAAATAGTATAAGATCAAATCAACAACACGAAATTAGGTGTAAAGAAAATC